GGCGGAGCCTGAAGAGCCTGCCCGGGCGCCCAGGGGTTCATGGGGTTCATTGCGCGCAGGCACTGCGGCAGGTGCTGGCGCCACCATCGCCGCGACAGGATGATTCAACCACTTCTGGAACGCCACCAGCGCAGCGCTCGGATTCATGGCAAAGAACTCGACCGCCGCGGCTTGATCTTGGTCGGCAGGTGCTGGCGCCACTGGCGGTGGTGCGGCAAGCGCACGTTCTGCCCTCACTCGGCGAACGCGCTCGTCGACAGCGGCGTCTTGCCATGAGGCAAAGCCTGGAGGGCCTTGAATAGCAGATCGAAGCCTTGCGATTTCCGCCCACAGCAGCAGTGGGTCGGCCTCGTTTGGGTCCAACTTGCTCTTGGCGTCCGCCAGCACTGCCTGTGCCTGCGGCTCCAGGGTGGATGGTGCCGGCACTTCGGCGGCCAGGGCGGGGGTGTGGTCTGTGGTCATTGCGTCCTCTGTGTGTTCGGGCAGCTCACCGCAGCCCCTGATCGTTGTCGTCGCTCGCGTCGTACTCGCCCTCGCGCCGCTGCGCCCGGTTGATGACCACGATTGCCACGATGGCAGCGACGGCCACCAGCCACAGCAGTGCCCAGGCGAGCCCCGTGCTCATGATTGCCGCTTCCCGATGCCGCGCCCGAAATCGAGCACTTCGGCGAGCACGCGGTCGCGCGCATCGGGCCCGGCCTTGCCGAGCACGTGCACGGCCAGCGCGCCGGCATAGAACGCGCGCTGGATGCGCTCGCGCACGGCCTTCGGAACGTCGCGCGGGAGGTCGGCTTCGTGGGCCTCGTAGTGCTCACTGAGGCTGGTGGGCTGGCTCACGATGCGACCTCCGCAGCGGCGCCTTCCGGCTTCAGGATGCGGAGCCAGACCTCGTGCGGGCGACCAAAGCTCATCGTGTTGCCATAGGCTTCCGGCGACTCACGCAGCACGTGCGGGCACTGCTCCTGGCAGCAGACGAACAGGCCGCCGGTCAAGGCGTCGTTGATGACGCCGCCCATGCTGATCTTTCCGCAGTCGCCTGTGCAGTGGGCCTCGAAGGCTGCCTTCTGCGTCGGCGCGAGAGCGGCAACGCCCCACACCTTGATCGGTTGTGTGCTCATGCTTCCTCCGAGACGAGCGCCTTCAGACGCACGCCGTTGTTGATTGCGAATGCCTCGGCGTACTGCACGAGGCTGTTGCCGCGCCTGCGGTCCATGCTGCTGGTCGACTCGCGGATGTCGATCAGCTCGCCCTCCAGGCCCTGCACGACCTCGACCTGCTGGCCGGTGGCCACGGCGTGCCCGCTGATGAGAAGCGCTTTCCATTCGAGCTTCGTGCGGCGTCGGCCAGCCCATGTGACGCCGCTCTTCGCCAGCTCGCCGCACACCGCGTGGAAGCGGCGCTTCTTGCCGTCCGGCATGGGCTCGGGGTGCACCAGCACCTCCCAGCCGGCCGGCGCGTCGTGCAGCACGTAGTCGGCCACGCGCTGGCGCACGGCTTCGTTGGCGAGGATGAAGACGCGGGCGGTCATGTCACGCGGCCTGCAGCATCTGCACGTTCTCGACGTGCTCGATCAGCGCGGCACAGATGCGGCTGAAGTCGGACTCGCGGAAGCGCGGGAGGCCTCGTTCCATCGCGGCCGCTTCGATGTGCAGCGTGTCGGCGATGAAGTCGGCCTTCAGCGCGAAACCCAGGCGGGCGCCGATGGCGCCGAGGTTCAGGGTGGCGGGCTCGGCTGCGTTCGTCGGTGGCGCAACGGTGAGCGGATGTCGAGCCGATGCCTGGAGGATTTCCGCCGCGATGATGTCGTCGACGATGACCCTGGCGCGCTCGATCTTGTCGGCGGTTGTCATCGACGGCGGCATGGTGCTGGATGGCACAAGCGACGTGCGCAGCGCCGCCTCATGGTCCGCCTCGGCCTGGATGCGCTTCGACTCGGCCTGCTGACGCTCATGCTCCTGCCGGCGCTGCTCGTCGGTGATCCGCGCCGCCTCTTCCTCCCGCGCCCGCTGCTCGGCCGCCGCGATGCGCGCAGCCTCCGCGGCCTGGCGCTCCTGCTCGCGCCGTGCCTCGGCGGCCCGGTGCGTGTCGACGCGCGCCTGCACTAGCGTCGCGAAGTCGTCGGCGGGCTTGTGCACGAGCTGACCTAGGTCGTGGAACAGGAACTCGAAGCCGGCGGCTGCGGCCTTGAAGTCGGCCAGATTCGCCCGGATGCCACGAGCCTGAGCGTCAGCCGTGATCTTGCCGTTGGCGAGCGTCGTGTCGAGCGCGTCCTGCATGCTGGCGATGCTGCGCAGGCCCTTGATGGAGCCGGCGAAGTCCGCGGCCACCGGCTGCAGGCGCATCGGCGCGAGTTCGCCGTTGAGGTCGGCGATGTGCTTGTCGAGCGCGGCGCGGGCGGCGGCGACGGCCTGCTCCTTGATTTCGACCTTGCGGCGCTCGACCAGCTTCTCGGCGGCCAGCCGCGTGTCGCGCGCCAGCTTGCGGCAGTCGGCGACGGCGCGGCGCATCGCTTCCACGTCGGTGATGCTGGCGAGGGCGCCGGCTTCGGCCGAGTCGAGCGCTTCCTCCGCCTTCTTCAGCGACTTGCAGGCGGCCTCGCAGGTCGCGAAGTCGGTGTCGGTGGCCGGCTTCGTCGGCATGCGGGCGATGAAGGCTTTCAGCGCCTCGGCGAAGGTCGGCAGGTTGCCGGCGACGGACAGGGCGCCGTCAAGGCGCACCGACACGGCCGGCAGGGATTCCATCGCCTCGGCGCGTGCCGGCTCGGCGGTGGCCGGCGGGACGTAGGCGGCGAGGTCGGCGGCGAACTGCTTGCGGCCGGCGATCAGTGCTGCGAACTTCGCTTCGCTGGCCTCGTACCAGCACGACACGTAGCGCTCCGGCGTGCCATCGGTACAGGTGAACAGGCAGCGGCTGGCGCCACTGACCAGCAGTTCCTGATCCATCTGCACGGTGTAGTGCGGGGTCAGCGTGCCGGCGCGCACATTGGCCGCCAGCTCTTCGTTCCAGAGCTTCGTTTCCCAGATCACGTCGCCGTCAAGCGTCTGACCGTCCAGGCTGGCCAGCAGCAGCAGGCCGTCGACTTCGGCAGTCATCGTGGTCGGGAACAGATCGTCGCCGACTTCCTTCTCGGCCAGCGGACAGGCGAGCGCTTCGGCGGCGTGGCCGGCGGCGAACCGGCCGAGCGTTGCTGCATCGTGCTCTTCGGCGATGCCGGTGTGCTTGCGGCGCAGAAGCTCGGCGCGCGCCGTGTACTTGCTGACGCCAAGCGCGGCCGGCGCCTCGGATGCGGTGTCGAAGCCTTCGCGCAGACGCAGCCAAGCCTCGGTTCCTTGCTGCACGTCGTGCGTGACGCGATTGGTGATGTTCATTGCTGACCCTCCGGCATGGCTTCGTGTTCGTTGATGGGGTCGAGGCCGTCGACCACGAGAAGCGGGTCGACCTCGTACAGCAGGCCGGCGATGACCTTGGCGCGCTGGTGCTCATTGAGGTCGCCGAACTCCCTGACGCCTCCGGCAACGCGCGCGATCACTGCGCCCAGGCTGGGGGCCTGGATGTTCCAGCCGCGCGCCAGGAACTTGCGGACGCGCATCATCGAACCGCCCGCCTCCTCTTCGCGCATCGGGAGCGTGTAGACAAGGCGGCGCGCGGCCAGGTCAGGATAGAAACCTTCGCCGATTGCCGAGCACCACAGTTCAGCCTGCCGGTCGTACCAGATCACGGCTTGGCAGACGGTGAAGTCGAAGGACTTGATCAGCGGCTCGGCAGAATCGAAGACCCAGCGCGTGATGAACTGCACCGGCATGCGCGGCGGCGAAAGCACCGTGATTGCGTTGTCGGTGACGTGTGTCTTGACCTTGCGCGCCGCGGCGAAGGACTCTGCCGCATCGAGCAGTTGACCCTTCGTCGGGCCGAAGATGTCGACATCGCGGACCTCGTTGCCGGCGATCGTCTCGCGGATGAATCCGCCGGCTACGAAGAACGGGCCGGACTGAAGCAGGCGGCGCACATCGCTCGGGATGCGGCGCACGACGAACTGCATGTCGGTGGCGGTGAGCTTGTTCATTGCTGTGTCCCTTCGGTGCTGCTGGCCGCATCGAAGTCGGCGGCCCAGGTGTCGGTGGCATTGGCGGCGGCAGCCGGCGGCGGCGCCTCGGCCGGCTTCGGCTTCAGCGCCAGCACCGCGACCCGCTGCGCTTCGCTGAACGTCGCCCGCGTGCTCAGCGTGGCCAGCAGGTCGGCGGCAGTCTTCTTGCCGTCTGCGACCAGCTTGGTCCAGGCGGGCAGGTTCTTCGCGAAGTCGGCTTCGCTGTAGGCCGGCAGCGCCTGTCGCGCCGTCTCGGCCGGCTTCACTTCCTCGACTGCGCCCATGTGCCGCTCGGCCGGTATGTCGATGCCCTCTTCGAAGCCGCCCATACCGCGCAGCAGATCGGCCGCAGCGTCACGCGCCGCAAACCAGAACGCGCGCCACGCCATCTGGCGGTACGGGTAGGTTTTCCACGGGCCGTCTTTGCCCCACAAGCCGGCGGTCTTGGCATCGTCGAGAGAGAACGTGCGCTGCACCGGCGGCCGGCCCGGGCGAGTGATCTTGCAACGGCCCTTGCCGCTCGCCTTCATGACCTCGGTATCGTCTTCTTCGATGATGCAGCCGTGGGCCAGCAGCAGCGCCTTGCCGGCATCGCCGTAGAGATTCGGCTTGCCGTTGATCGGCGCGATGCTCTGCAATGCTTGCAGCGCCTTGAGGCCGATTTCGTTGCCCCACTGGATCGCAACGAGGCAGTCAGCCGGCTTGCCGCGGTACTGCTTGGGGACCATATCCGAGTTGGACAGGTAGTCGGCCATGCGCCACGCCTCTTCGAAGTTGCGCGGGCCCAGGTCGAATCCGCCTTGGGCGAGGGATGTTTCTACGATCGCATTCACAGGCGTATGCCTTTCAGTTGAAGGTGAACAGGCGCGCGGCGACAGCCCAGCCGATCGCGCCGAGGAACGGGGAGGCCAGCAGTACGCAGACGACGGCCGTGGCGCTGATGCGGTAGTGCTTCATCGAGCCGGCGGCGTCGCGCGCCTTGACGGCCTCGATGCCCAGCGTCGTACCCATGCCAGCAGGCTCGTGGCACTTGCAGTCCGGATAGCTGCACGGCTCGGTGCAGGCGTTCGGGCAGCGGATGCGCGGGGTGGATGCGGTCATGTCATGCTCCGATCAGCGAAAGAAACAGGTGCACAAACAGCATCAGCGCAGCCAGCACGCCGAGGCCAGCACCGAGCCAGCGGAAAACGCCGGAGACGCCGGGCCGGTACGGGTCGCACCACTCCGCTCGCTCGCTGGGGAAGGCGTCTGCCAGGCTGCGCGGGTAGCGGCGTTCGGTGATGTTCAGGCGCTTCATGCCGCCACCTTCGCCGCCGCTTCGGCGCTGGCAACCCAGGCTTTCACCGTGTCCCATGCCACATGCTTGCGGTCGCTGATGCGCAGCACTTCCTTCAGCGCTGCCAGCACCTCGGCATTGACCGGCGCGGCGGGACCGGCGTAGAGGGGCATCAAAGAACCCATGTCTGCGCATGCCATGCTGGCCGCCTCCTGGCTTCCATAAAACTTCGCGCCGTCGTACCACGCCACCGGCTCACCCTGCGCAAGCACAAGCTGCGCAGCCTTGAGGCGCTCTGAGCGGACCAGCGCTTCGGACCATGCCGGCACTTCGTCGTAGGTGTAGCCACCTTCAGGGTGCGGCACCTTATTCATCTCGGCGCTTCCATCCGGCTCCGGCATCGGCATTGCCGCCACCAGCGCGAGAAGGTCGGCGCTCATGCTGCCTCCGCTTCTCGAATTTCCACGGTCCAGCGCTCCAGAGTAGAAGCCGGAACCACGTCTTCAGCGTCTGACCACAGCCCATTGATGAGCACGCCGAGGATGTTGATTTCCTCGGGCTCTTCCGGGTAGCAGTCGCATGGCTCGCCGTACATCTTCGCCGGCCTGCCGGGCGTGTACTCGTACTCGACCAGCACATCGCCGGCACCGAACACCAGCCGCACGAACTTGCAGCCGGATTGAGGCATTGCGCCGATGCCCTTGAACTCGTTGACCTGAGCGCGCAGCGCGTCGCGCTCGGCAGTCATCGCCTGCAGTTGGTAGTGCAGCAGGCGGGCGTCCAGCATAGGCCGGAACTCGGCCAGCGCCTGCATCGTCTCGTCTTGGGCTGCGACCTGGCTCTGCTCCAGGCGGATGGGGTCGTGGACCTCTTGCATGCTGTCTGCTCCGGCGCCGCTTGGACTGCAGCGCATGAGAAGCAGTCTAGGTTCAGCTAAACAGCAAGTCAAGCAAAAACTAAACGGTAGCGCAAAAATATCTAGGGGTTGTTCTTGCGAAGACACAGCCCCAAGGGTGATAGCCAAAGATTGGCTCTCTACCCTCGCCCAGCCTATGTGGCCCAGCGCACGCATGACGCTGCGATTCAGTCGATGCGGCGTTCGTCTCACCCATGCCGCCGCATCTTCCCCGGTCCCTCGCAGACAGGCCGGTCGGCAAACGCACCCGGGAGATGGGCGGCCGGTCTTTGCGCGGTGTGGCCCGAGTCAAGGCCGTGCTCGCTTCTGCCATGCACGCGCGCCCGCTGGCGGCCGGAAACGAAAAAGCCCTCAGGGCCTTGCCGTCCGTGGTGCGGACACGGTCCTCTTGCGAGGCAAACGGCAAGAGCCTGAGGGCTCAGAAATCGTCTTTACCAAGGTCCGCACCAATGGTGGACCGAAGTTTAGACGAACGTAAACTGTTTGTCTATCCAGTAGCGGCGCGCGGGTCCAGCAGCGAGACGATCTCTAGCCACTTGTCCTTCTGGTACTGCGGCAGCGAGTCGAACTTGACAGCCCACTCGACCGTCTGCGCGTCCATCGTGTCGAAGTAGCCCGGCTCCAAGTGAAGCCGAGTCTCAAGACGCCTGGCAGCTACATCACCAAACGGCTGCGTTTCATCGAGCAGCTGCGAAAGCCTGCCCTTGGTTAGACCTGTAGCAGTCAAAAACGCTCCCCTGTCACCCTTGAACTTACCGTCAAGTAGGTGTTGGAGTTTGTAGCGGCGTAGAGCGTGCATGTCAAACGAAGCGTAAACCGACCATGTGCAGGTTAGGCTTGACGCGAGGTTTAGTCCGACCTAAACTCATCGCATGGACCTGCACACCTGGCTGAAAGACCGAAACGGCAAGACGCAGGAGCTGGCCTCCCTGCTCGGTATCGAGCGCACCAACATCTGGTTTTGGCGCAAGACCGGCGTGCCGCTCAGGCACATGCAAGCGTGCTCCGACTTCACCGGCGGCGAGGTTTCTGTTGCCGCGATGTTGGCGCACAAACATGCCGTGACCACTGCCGCCGACTCCGAGCCGGCGAAGGTGGCGTAGTGGTCGAGACACAGCGCTGTGACGGCGGCAGAACCCCCGTCAGCCTCCGCCCGCTGCTTCTTTGCTCTAACTGCGACCGCAGGCATGGCAACGGCACCGACATGGCTGCTCCGAGCTACCACGACGGTAAGCAGTGGATGTGCGATTCCCGCCTTGTTGATGGCGTCAGCGCTCCGGTGATGGTCATTCCCTCGCACGGCTGAACTGTGAATCACCGGGCCCACCTCTTCAGCTGCGCCGCATCTCGTTCGAGCTGCGCCACCAGCGCGGCTAGGCAGCGCTGCAGCAGCTCTCTGACGGCGCGGCGGGCGAAGTCGTCGTCAGACATTGCAAGCACCGATCAACGAAGCGGCGGCGTGGAAAGCAGACACGCGGGCGCCAGCCCTGAGCAGCCCAAGACCAGCACGGCAAATGGTGCTTGGGTAGGCCCATACGCGGGCCGCAAAGCCGGAGTAGCGCCCGGCCCGCTTCACCATCAGCGGGCCAGCACATGGCCGAAGCCGGGGCCTACGGCCTCGCGTCCCTTGCCGGGGACACATAGGCGCGAACCCGAAGCGAGTCGTCTCGCATGCGTGGCGCTCCACGGCGGCGACGGCAGCCTGCTGGCCCACCTTTACCCCGTTGTCTCCTGTCCCGCACTGGCGCCGGCCTATCCGGTTGTCGCGCATACCCCCTCGCCGCGACGCGGGACGTTCGCCCGGGGCTTCGGTCCCGGTCCTTTCTCTTCCATCTGACGGCAGGCGTTCTGTGCATCGCATGCCCTCAGTGTCTCCGTTGGGGTTCATCAAGTGACTTCAAACGTCTTGGCCCGCCGTGAGGAAGCCCTACAGGCTGAACTCGCGCTGGCGCGCAGCCCGGCATCGGTCACGGTGCCGCTGGAAATGATCTGGCGCCAGAAGAGCCAGGGCGCCGCGTTCACGCTGGCCTGCAGCAGTTCGGGCCTTGAGGACAAAGAGATCTACCTGGCCATGAAGATCGACGCGGGCACGTTCTCGCGCATGAAGGCCGGCACGAACACACTGGCCAATGACCGCATGGCCGAGTTCTGCGATCTGGTCGGGAACACGGTCTACCCCGAGTGGATCGCGTACCAGCTCGGCCGCACGCTGGTCGTCATCAAGACGGAAGCCGAGCGCCGGGCCGAAGCTGCAGAACGTCGCGCAGCCGAGGCGGAAGCCGAGAACCGGCTGATGCGGCAGCTGCTGGGGAGGCCGGCGTGACCTACCCACCCAGCACCCAGAAAGTCCGCGCGTTGCTGCTCGCCGCCAGCCGCCCGCTGCAGCGCTCCGACATCAGCAAGGTGGCGCCCCACGGCGGCACCCAGGCTCGGGCCATTGCGCTGCTGAAGGCTGCGGGCGAGTGCGTCACGGCGCAAGACCCTGCGCACCCGCACCGGGCGCTGTACTGGCCGAGCGTCGAGGCGCGCGATGCGTGGCTGAGGCGCAAGGGGGCTGCAGTTTGAACTACTACGAGCGCCACATCGGGGATTACCTGAAGGACACGGCGCATCTGTCGCTGCTTGAGCATGGGGTCTACGGCCGGCTGCTCGACGTGTACTACACCCGCGAGGCTGCGTTACCAGATGCCCAGGTGGCCCGCCTGATCGGCGCCAGGTCGAAAGACGAGATCGCCGCAATGCGCGCTGTGCTGGCCGAGTTCTTCGTTCAGGAGGAAGGCGGCGACTGGATTCAGATGCGGTGTGAGCGCGAAATCGAGCGCTTCAAGGACAAGCAGGCGAAGGCCAAACGCAGTGCAGATGCGCGGTGGAGCGCATCGAAAGCGCATAGCGAAGGCAATGCGAACGCATCACCGGACGCAATGCGAACGCATAGCGAAGGCAATGCACCGCGCGCCCGTCCCCAGACTCCAGACACCAGTCTTGTACCAAAGGTACAGACGGATAGGGGCGCCGCGAAGCGCGGCACCCGACTTCCCCAGGACTGGGAGCCTGGAGAGCCGGGGATGGCTTTCGCTGCGCAGCAGGGGCTGACGAACGGCAGGGCTGCAGCCGAGGTCGAGAAGTTCCGCGACCACTGGGCAGCCAAGACCGGATCCGATGCCACCAAGGCCGACTGGCAGGCGGCCTGGCGGAACTGGGTTCGCCGGTCGATCGAGTTCGGGCCGAAGACCGGGCAGCAGGGCGGCATTGACATGGATGGAATTCACTAGCCATGACCGATTGGAAAGTCGTTCCTGGATGGCCTTTGTACGAGGTCGCCGATGGCGGATCTGTTCGCAGGATTGGCAAGGTCCGGCCGCTGGCTCCGCATCAGGACAAGGACGGATATTTGGTCGTGACCATGAGTTCTGGTGGCCGTGCAAAAACGATGAAGGCCCATCAGATCGTCGCCGCGGCTTTCATCGGTCCTCGGCCATCGGGATCGCAAGTCCGGCACCTTGACGGGAACCCGGCAGACAATTCGGTGCTGAATTTGCGCTACGGAACCCCGGCTGAGAACGCCGCTGATCGAGAGGCGCACGGCAACACACGCAGGGGTGATGCGCACGGTAGCGCCAAAGCAACCGATGCTCAGATCTTGGACGCATTGCGGCGCGCAAAGTCCATTGGTCTTGCTGCTGCTGCTCGCGAAATCGGCATAGGCCAAGCCGCGCTGTCGATGGTCAAGACCGGCCGCAGTAGGTGGCACCTTATGGACCAGATCGCGCAAGGCGAGGCCCACTGATGCGGGGACACGAGCCTCTCATCGCCATGCGTCTGCGTGGTCGCAAGCCGGCCAGCGTCTGGGTCTGGGACCGCGACGACTTCGGCATGTCGAAGGCCTGGCACCAGCGCGCCGAGAGCCAGGCAAAGCCGCTGGTGCTGATCGAGCCGGCCGAGAACCTGCAGCGCCTGGACCTGCGTTTCGCTGTCGGCCTGACGGTGTTCATCGACACCGAGCAGCCCGAGCGCATGCAAGCGATGGTCGATGCGTTCCACGCTGCCGGCGCGCACCGCGTTGTCGGCATCTCGTCGCGCCCGAGCAGCCACCCAACATCCGAAGACCTGGTGATGGTCGACACCCGAGGGGCCTACAACCATGGCTGAGTTTCTGGCCGATGACATCGACTTCGCGGCCTACGAGCGCGAGACCGAGTGCCAGGTGCTGGTGCGCAAGGCCAGCGTGTTCCTTGACGACCTCGACGCCGAGTTCGAGCCCGGGCTGCGCAAGCAGGCTCCGGCAATGCGCAGCACGAAGCTGCGCCACGTGATCGAGTTCCGGCCCGGCGAGGTCACGGTATGGGCCGGATACAACGGCCACCGGAAGAGCATGTTCACCGGCCAGGTGGCGCTCGACTTATGCGCGCAGGACCAGCGCACGCTGCTGCTGAGCCTGGAGATGCCGCCCGGCAAGACGCTGGCGCGCATGGCGCAGCAGGCGAACGCCGGCGCGCCAAACGCTGCCCGGCGCCGCGACTTCATGCGCTGGACTGACAACCGGCTCTGGCTCTTCGACCACATCGGCCGCCTGACGCCGACCCGCTGCGTGGCGGTGCTCCGGTACTTCGCGCAGGAGCTGAAGGGCGCGCACGTCTTCATCGACAGCTTTATGAAGGTCGTGGAGTCCGAGGAAATCATGGACCAGCAGAAGGCGATGGTCGGCAACCTCTGCGACGTCGCCAAGGAAACCGGGCTGCATGTGCACCTGGTGGCGCACTGCCGCAAGCCCAACGGCGGCAGCGAGGACAAGCCGCCGACGAAGTACGACATCAAGGGCAGCGGCGCCATCAGCGACCAGTCGCACAACGTGGTGCTGCTCTGGGACAACAAGCTGAAGCGCGCCGAGCAGGACAAGACCATCCCGAAGGCCGAGGTGCTGCAACAGCCCGACTTTCTCGTGGTGCTCGATAAGCAGCGCAACGGCAGCGTCGAAGGGAAGTTCGGCCTGCACTTCGATCCGCTGTCGCTGCGGTTCTCGGACCACGCCGGCGACGTTCACCCCTACGACATGGAGGCCGTGCTTTGACCACCGAGCAAATCGAACTCCAGCGCCAGGCCTACGCCCGCGTGATCGCGAACCACGCCAGCGGCGCGCGCAAGGCCGATCCCGACACCCTGGCGACGGCGCTGGTCTTCGTCGCCGCCAACCCGCCGCTGGGCCGCCCGCTGGGCGACGGCGCGCCGCTTGACCCGCGGCTTCAACACCTGGAGAGCTTCTGATGGCTGGAAAACGTACCGATGGCATCCGCACGATGGCCGACCTTCAAGGGCGCTGTGTGCGTGACACGGAAACCGGATGCCTTCGGTGGGCGCAGTGCAAGCGAGGCTCGGGCCCGCGGGTGTGGATGTCCGAACTGCAGCGCGTGCTGTCGATGTCGCAGGCCATCTACTACCTGCAGCGCGGCGAGATGCCGCCGGCCGGGACAAAGATGGTACCGATCTGCGGCCACGCCGACTGTGCGAACGAGGCGCACCGCCAGGTCGGTACGTACTCGGTGCACATGAAGGCCATCCTTCCGAAGACGCGCCCGATCAGCCGCGGCGGGCACCAGCGCCGTTCGAGCGTGTACAGCCCGCAGCTGGCGGCCGAGATCAGGGCAAGCGCCGAAAGTGGTGTGACTTGGGCCGATCGTCTCGGCCTGTCGCGCACGCTGGTCTGTCGCATCAAGCGCGGCCAGGCCTGGAACGAGACCCGCGCTGGCTCGAGCGTTTTCAACTGGAGGCCGCAGTGATCACCAACATCGCTTTCACCGTCCCCGGGGAACCGCAGGGCAAGGGCCGCGCCCGTGTCGGGACCATCGGCGGCCATGCCCGCATGTTCACGCCCGAGAGGACTGTCGCCTATGAAGGGCTCATCGCGATGGCCGCGAGAGATGCAATGCGCGGCACACCGCCCTTTGACTGCGCGCTCCGGGTGGAACTCGACATCGTGCAGAGCGTGCCGGCGTCCTGGTCGAAAAAGAAGCGGTCAGCGGCGCTGAGCGGAGCAATCCGGCCGACCACGAAGCCGGACAAGGACAACGTCATCAAGGCTGTGTACGACGGTGGAAACGGCGTCGTGTGGCGCGACGACGTGCTGATCGTGGACGGCGCACAGTCGAAGCGCTACGGAGAAACGCCCGGGGTGCATGTGCGCGTCGCGGTCCTGGGCGGCGAAGGCTCGCTTCTGTGATGCTGGTCCTCCGACGCCTCGGCCGCGGCAACCATTCCCCGGTGCGCGTCGCCTTCGACCCGGCGCGGCAGAAGGAATGGCCGACGCCGGTCGAGGCGAAAGTCGGCACGCGGCTGACGCTGTTCGGGGTGGTCTATCGCGTTTCAAGGATCGAGGCATGAAGCACAAGGCAACTTCCTACGACTGGGCGGCGATGATCGAGCAGCTGCTTGGCCTGGGGCTGAGCGAGCGCGGCATCGGGCGCGTGATGCAGTCTGAGCTGACCCGCCGCATGATCGAAGCGTACCGCCGCGGCGCGCAGCCGCTGCACTGGCGCGGCGAGCTGCTGATGCGGCTGTGGTGTGACGAGACGAAGCAGGAGCGTACCGCGGCTCCGGTTTGCCAAGTGGTGCGCGGGCATCGGGTTGATCGGCGCGAGGTGACTGGCCCGCAAGTGCAGTCGCTGCCGCAGTGGCCGCCTGCTGTGCCGGTGGCGGTGAAGCCAGTGAAAAGAAAGAAGGCGGTTGCGGCATGACACCGAAACAGCAGGCTTTCGTGCGCGAGTACCTGATCGACCTGAATGCCACGCAGGCGGCGATTCGGGCTGGCTACAGCGCCAGAACGGCTAACGAACAGGGCGCCAGGCTGCTAGCAAATGTTAGTGTCCGCTCTGCAATTGAATTGGCGCAGGCTGATCGAGCAGAGAGAACGCAGGTCAATGCTGACTGGGTTCTGACCAGGCTTCACGATTCGGCAATAGCTGACTTGGCGGACATCTACTCTGCGACTGGCGAGCTGAAGCCGATGACAGAGTGGCCGATGATTTGGCGCACGGGGCTCGTAGCTGGCATCGAAACGTCGATGGAGCGAGATGGTGAGGATGGTGACGGCCGACCGCAGTATGTGTCGGTCCGCAAGGTCAAGTTGGCGGATCGGACCAAGTTGGTCGAATTGCTCGGAAAGCACGTGAACATTGGCGCATTCAAGGACCGCCTCGAGATCGAGGACATCACCGACCGCGCCGAGCAGATGCGCAAGCGCAGGGAGCAGCGCCTTGGCAAAGCCTGACCCGCTGGCCGACGAGATGGAGCAGTACGCGGCCGACCCGCTGGGCTTCGTGCATGACGCCTACCCCTGGGGCGCCGGTGCCTTGGCCAAGCATCCCGGGCCGCGGACATGGCAGCGTGACGTGCTAGGGACCATCGGCGAGCACCTGCAGAACCCGCAGACGCGGTGCACGCCGCTGCGTGTGGCCATCGCTTCGGGCCACGGCATCGGAAAATCGGCGCTCATCAGCATGGTGCTGGACTGGGGCATGTCAACGTGCGCCGAGACGCGCGCCGTGGTCACGGCCAACACCGACGCGCAGCTGCGCACGAAGACCTGGCCCGAGGTGTCGAAGTGGGCGAAGCTGGCGATCAACGCCGACTGGTGGGCAATCCCTGCGACAGCGATGTACGAGCGCGGCCACGAGAAGTCTTGGCGCGCCGACGCATCCCCCTGGAGCGAGAACAACACCGAGGCTTTCGCCGGCCTGCACAACGAGGGCAAGCGCATCATCCTGATCTTCGACGAGGCCAGCCGCATCGCCGACAAGGTCTGGGAGGTGGCTGAAGGTGCGCTGACCGACGCCGACACCGAGATCATCTGGCTGGCCTTCGGCAACCCGACGCAGAACACCGGCCGGTTCCGCGAGTGCTTCGGAAAGTACCGCAGTCTGTGGAAGACGCGGCAGATCGACAGCCGAGACGTTGAGGGCACGAACAAACAGTACCTGCAGGAGCTGGTCGACACGCACGGCATCGACTCGGACGTGGTGAAGGTGCGCGTCCTTGGGCAGTTCCCGGCGCGCTCAATCTCGCAGTTCATCGGCTCCGACGTGGTGCGGGCAGCGCAGGAGCGCAAACTGTCCTTCAAGGACGCCGGCGCGCCGCTGGTGCTGGGCGTGGACATCGCTCGCTTCGGCGACGACCAGAGCGTGATCCGTGGGCGCCAGGGCCGTGATGGGCGCGTGATCCCGCCGATCAAGTGGCGCGGCATGGACACGGTATTCAGCGCCGGCAAGATCGCCGAGACGATGGAGCGATACAAGGCCGAGGCGGTGTTCATCGACGGCGGCGGCGTGGGCGGCGGCGTGGTGGACATCCTCAAGAGCCAGGGATTCCGCGTGATGGAGGTGAACTTCGGCGCAGCTGCACGCAACCCCAGGAAGTACGCGAACAAGCGCGCCGAGATGTGGGACGACACCCGCACGTGGCTGGCCACCGGCAGCGTCGACCCGGATCAGGAACTGTTCGATGACTTGGTCGGCGTCGAGTACGGGTTCGACAAGGACAGCCGCATCCTGCTTGAGAAGAAAGAGGACATGAAGAAGCGCGGCCTGGCCAGCCCCGACAACGGCGACGCGCTGGCGCTGACGTTCGCCGAGCCGGTGCACCGCACCGACATGCGCACCAGCCGGTTCATCGGTGGCAGGCAGCGCGAGTCGCAGACGGATTACGACCCGCTAGGGTGACGATAAGGTGCGGCACAGTCCGCCCGGGCAATCCGTTCGTCGCCCGCCGCGCGACAGTCCGCCGCATGGCGAACGTCCGACCCTTCGGCAAAGATTTGCCGTCCATCAAGCAGTCTTTCGATCCGCACTCGTACCACAAGCAGGTCTGGCGCAAGATGAACCCGAAGGCCGAGCCGCCCAACGCTCCGCCGCCGCCGGTCATCGAAGACACCGAGGCCCGGCAGCAGGACGAGGCCGATCTTCTGCGCCGGCGCAAGGGTCGCGCTGCCGCAGTCCTGACCGGCGGCAATGCCGGCGTGCCGATGACGGCGTCCAAAGTTCTGCTGGGCTCCTGACATGATCGACATCGAAGGCCTGTCGCGCCGCTTCGAGCGTGAGCGTTCGAAGCGCGGCACCTGGGACACCATGTTTCAGGAGCTGGCCGAGCGCGTCCTTCCGCAGATGGCCGACTTCAACACGCGACGCACGCCCGGCGAGAAGCGCACGGAGAAGATGTACGACGCGACCGCCGCGCTGGCCGCGCGCAAGGGCGTGTCGGTGATGGCCGCCTTCATGTGGCCGAGCAATCAGCGCTACCAGAAGCTGACGACGAACCAGACCGCGCTGAACAAGTCGCAGAAGGTGAAGGTCTACTTCGATGCGCTGACCGACGTCCTGTTCCGGGCCCGCTACTCGCCGCGCGCCGCCTTCGAGTCGCAGATGGGCTCGGCCGCGCTGCAGAACATCGTGTTCGGCACCGGGCTGATGTTCATCGACGACGACGTGCGCCGCGCCGCGCTGAGCTACCGCGCGCTGCACCTGGGCCAGACGTACATCTGCGAAGGTGCCAGCGGCAATATCGACACCGTCTATCGCTGCTGGAACTGGTCGTTGCGCCAGATCGAGCAGAAATGGCCCGGCATGCTGCCCGACAAGCTGCGCGAGCGCCTGCAGAAGTACCCCGACGAAGAGGCCGAGGTCGCGCATGCCGTGTTCCCGCGCACCGACTACGACCCCGAGCGCATCGGATACCCGGGCATGCCCTGGGCGTCGGTGTACTGGCTGCCGCACGAGAAGCACACGCTGGCCGAAGGCGGCTACGAGTCCTGGCCCTTCGCCGTGCTGCGCGACATGACCAGCCCCGGCGAGGCCTACGGTCGCAGCCCGGCGTGGCTGGTGCTCAGCAATATCAAGGTGCTGAACGCGCAGAAACTCACCAGCCTGAAGATTGGCCAGAAGATCGCCGACCCGCCGCTGCTGGCCGCCGACGATCTGCCTTCTGCTGTCAGCCAGATCCCCGGCGCGCTGAACTACGGCATGCTGGGGCCTGGCGGCGAGCCGCTGGTCAAGCCCATGCTCACCGGCGGCGACCCGCGCATGACGCTGGAGATGATGGACCGCGAGCGCGACATCATCGGCTCGTCGTTCCTCATGGACGTGTTCCGGGTGCTGATCGAGAACCCGAACATGACGGCCACCCAGACGCTGGAGCTGCTGAACGAGCGCAGCATCCACATGGCGCAGACCGGTGGGCGCGTCGAGTCCGAGGGCCTGGGCCCGATGACGGAACGCGAACTCGACCTGCTGGCTCGCGCCGGCCAGTTGCCCGAGATGCCCGACGAGCTGATCGAAGCGCAGGGCGAGTACAAGATCGAGTACACGAGCCCGATGCGCCTGGCCATGCGTGCCGGCGAAGGCGCCGCCATCGCGCGTAGCCTGGAACAGATCACGCCTTGGGCGCAGCTGGACCCGAGCATCATGCGCCGCGTCAAGGCGAGCGACACCCTGGCCGAGATCTGGCAGATCAACGGCGCGCCGGCCAAGCTGCTGCGCACCGAGGAAGAGATGCGCGACATCGAAGCGCAGGACAACGAGGCCGCGCAAGCCGCCCAACTGCTTGAGGCCGCACCCGTCGTCGCCAACACCGCGGCGAGCCTGGCCAAGCTGCAGGCGGCCGGCGGCCTGACGCCCGGCATCTGATGGGGCTGCGCGAGAAAACGCGGGCATACCGCGCCTGCTTCCGAGCCGCTCCGCACATCGCCGCGCCCTGGTGGAAGTTCTGGGACCGCGGCGAACTCAGCCCGCCAGGCGAACAGGTGCTGCGCGATCTGGCGCGCATCTGCTACCTGCACAAGACCACCGCATCGAAAGACCCGATCGCGATGGCAGTGGCCGAGGGCCGGCGTCAGGTGTGGCTGCACATCAAGACGCAGCTCTCACTGACCGACGACCAGATCAGTCGTCTCGACCCCTCCCAGGAGCCTGACCTATGACCGAAGCCACGATCCCAAACGCTGCCGCCGCTGTCGCGGCGCCGGCTGCTTCACCTCCCGCCGCGGCGCCTGCACCAGCTGCTGCGGCACCGGCTGCACCGCCTGCTGCGCCTGCCATCCCCTGGATGCCCGACGTGACCGACCCCGAGCTGATCGGCCACGCGCAGAACGCCGGGTGGCAAGGCCCGGCAGACGCCGTGAAGAGCCACCGTGAGCTGCAGAAGCTGTTCGGCGCCGACCGCCACGGGCGCACCATCGTCGTGCCGAAGGAAGACGCCACGCCGGCAGAAATGGCCGATTTCTACAACAAGCTGGGCCGGCCCGAGACGCCGGACGGCTACAAGCTGCCGGTTCCCGAGGGCGGCGACGGCGCGTTCGCCAAGACCGCGGCAGGCTGGTTCCACGAACTCGGCGTGCCGGGCAAAGCGGCCGAGGCGCTGGTGGCGAAGTTCAACGAGCACGCCATCGCAACGGCAACCGCCCAGGCCGAGGCCGAGCAGGCCGCGCTGGCCTCCGAACATGCCGCGCTGCAGAAGGACTGGGGCAGCGAGCACCCGATGCGCACCGAGCTGGCGAAGCGCGCCGCGCAGCGCCTGGGCCTGGACGAGGCGGCCATCACGGCGCTGGAGAAGGTCAGCGGCTTCTCGGGCACGATGAAGGCGCTGGCCAAGGTCGGCGACCTGCTGCGCGAGGCCGGCGGCGAAGGCATGGGCGAACTTGGCAGCTTCGGCCGCACCCGTGAAGGCGCGCAGGCCCGCAAGTCGCAGCTGATGGCCGACAAGGACTGGCGCGCGAAGGCCATGAACCCGAACTCGAAAGAGTGGGCCGAGCTGCAGGAACTCGACCGCATCCTGGTGGGCTGAGCCCCCGGGCAATCCGTTCGTCGGGAGACGGGCGAAAGTCACCGCCATCGGACAAGCCAACAGGCCCCGATGGCGGTGCGGAAAGACACACCGGACGGCGCACGACACGCGCAAGCGAGGCCCCCGCAAGGGACAAGCCGGGCGAACACAACCCAAGTTCAACCCGACTAGGAGCGCCACATGGCCGCCGGTTCCAATGCTTTCTACAGCCAGCAGTACGCAACTGCTGTCGAGCTGCTCGCGCAGCAACTCACGCCCCGCATCGCCTCGCTGTTCTCGCCGATGACGGCGACGGGCAAGAGCGCGACGGTCGTCAACCAGATCGACGCCTTCGAGGCCGACGAACGCACGGGCATCTACGAGCCCATCGTGTTCGGCGAGCCGACGCACACCCGCCCGTGGGTGTACCCGCGCCACTTCGACAAGGCCCTCCCGTTCGACAGCATCGAAGCGATGCAGATGAACGCGAACCCGCAGAGCGAGTACGTGCAGGGCGTCGTGGCCGCCATCAACCGCAAGATGGACGACGAGGCGATTCGCGCCTTCTTCGACGCCCGTCTGCTGGGCGAGGCCGGCACCACTTCGGAATCCTTCTCGTCCAGCTTCCAAGTCGGCGTCAGCATCGGTGGCACGACCTCGGGCCTGAACGTCGAGAAGCTGCAGGCCGCACAGGAAATCCTGCGCACCAACGAGGTGATGGACGAGCAGGTGCACTGCATCATCAGCCCGAAGCAGGAACGCAACCTGATGAACGAGATCGAGGTGACCTCTTCGGACTTCACCGCGAAACGCATCATCGACAGCGGCACGATGGCCGGCTCGGGCTTCATGGGCATCAACTGGGTCATCAGCAACCGGCTGTTGACCGACACCAGCAGCTACCGCCGCGTTCCGTTCTTCACGACCAAGGGCATGAGTTTCTGCACGTGGAGCGGCGGCATGAAGACCAAGGTTTCGCAGCGCGACGACCTCCGCGGCCAGCCGTGGCAGGTCTACGGCGAAGGCCACTTCGGCTCGGTTCGCCGGGACGCGAAGAAGGTCGTCGAGATCAAGTGCTCCGAAGCCTGATCTTCAACTGAACAAGGAGAACTGAAATGGCAGTTGTTGCAGTCAAGAGCACCAGCGTCTCGAACTACACGTCGCAGCCGCGCGTGCCGGTTCCTCGCGGCCTGGCCGATGGCGAAGTGGTCCGCGCGATCAACGATTCCGTGGCTGTCGCCAGCGGCGATTCCATCGCCTCGATCTACCGCTTCGGCAAGATCCGGTCGAGCGACTACACGGATCGCGTCAAGCTCATCAGCGCCGACATCGGCACCACGACGGCCGGCGATCTGGGCCTGTACGACCTGCTCAGCGCGACGAACGGAGGCACGGTGGTCGACGTGGACTACTTCGCGTCGGCCGTGTCGCTGAGCGGCGGCGCCATCGACTCGGACGTGACCTACGAGGCGCAGGCGGCCGGCGGCATCTACACCAACGGCAACAAGCGCGTCTGGGAGGCGCTGGGCCTCACCAGCGACCCGGGCAAGGAATACGACGTGGCGCTGACGCTGACCGCTGCGGCCGACGCCGCCGGCACCGTTCGCCTGCAGCTCTACGTCGTCCGCTGACCTGTTGCAAGGGGCTTGGGGCGGCGGCTTTCGGTTGCCGCCCCTTTTTCATGGAGGCCTGAATGGCTGACCGGTTCTATTCGATCAACCTCGGCGGCGACAAGGTGTCGGTGGCCGAGACGGGCACGACGACGGCCGGCGCTGCTGTCGAGCTGCGCGTGACCTACACGGCCACCGGCCTGACGAAGCAAGACGTGCTCAAGTGCCTGGAGCAGTTGGAATGCCGCGTGGCAGAAGACAACTGGCCGCCGGTCTGAGGAGTTCGACATGGGCGTACTCATCGACAACGGTTCGGCGACCAGCGCCGGCACGGCCTGGAACGGTGGCCGCGGGCAGTTCTCCGCGGTCGCAACCTGGGGCGGCGGCAACGTGGTGTTGCAGTACCTGGGACCGAACGGCTCCACGTGGCTGCCCGTGGGCACTGCGCTGACGGCGGATGGCTTCTACACGTTCGAGCTCGCCCCGGGCCAGATCAGGGCTGCTGTGACAACGGCCACCGCCGTGTATGCGCGCGTGGACCAGACGAAGGGGTAGCAGATGTCCAACTTCTCGCGCTCTCCTCTGGGGCCCATCGTTCGGCGGGTTAATCCGACGACTGGCGCGACGGACGCGCTGGAAGACAAGAACGGCGTCGAGCTTGGGCTTCCGTTTCTGACGCTGGAACAGGCCTCGACAGTTGCAACGGCGTCCGAGGCGCCCGCCACCTCCGGCTTGGTTGCTACGGTTGCGGGATCTCCAATTTTCGGCAAGTGCGCCGGGCTTCTTCTGGATGGCGACTCACTGTCGGCCCAGGACTGGAACGAGCTACCGATCACGTCTGCCACACAAACGGGCGGCATCGCAACCGTTGCCGCCACTGGCCTAACTGCTCCGGTTGGGTCGCGCGTGAAGCTTGGCAACTATTCCGATGCGCTATGGAACGGCTTTTTTACCGTTCTGACTCAGAACAATGGCGCCGGCACCGTCACTTTTGCCATCAACCCGCTTGCCGCAGCGACACCAAGTTTTAGCCCCCGAAGCCAGGCCACGATCACGTGCGACGTACACCGCACCGCAAGCGGCGACCACGTGTGGGCCGAGATGGTCAACGGCGTGAACTACACGTACATGGACAACGTGGCAGTCGGCGGTCGGACGCTGGCCGAAATCCTCGCTGATGCCCCGTACACCATCGGGCAGTACCGCAACTGCTTGATCGATTTCAACGGTGGCACGAATGATCCTAAGAACGGCATTAGCAACGCCGTCAGCAGCGCTGCGATGGAGGCCTATCTGGTGCTCGCCCGCAGCTACGGTCATACCACGCTGGTAAACACGGTTCCCCCGCTCGCTGGCGCGGCGAACACAGCCGCGGTGCAGCAGCTGACGCTGTCGCTGAACAAGGAATACAAGCGTCTCGCGCTGAAGTACGAATGCCCGCTGTATGACAAATACGCAGCACTTGTTGATCCCGCCGCGGCGGCGATGAAGTCAGGCAACTTTGACAGCTCGGACAATATCCACCTGACGCCAACCGGCGCAAAGATCAACGGCACAGCCAAGGCTGCGATCTACGCAGCGTTTCTGCCGACGCGGCCGATCAACTTGCCCGGCACGACCAGCGACACGATCGGCACGGTCAACACGTCCATGAATATCATGGACGGCTTCTTCGCTGGCACTGGCGGCAGCGGCGGCGCAGGCTCGATTGCCACGGGCTGGACGCTAGCGCCGACGACGATCACCGTGACGGGCAGCAAGGGCAGCGGATCGGTTGGCGCCACACAGATCCTGACGCTGAGCGGCGCGAGTGGAAGTTTCACATTCACCGGTACGAGCGTGCACGGAAACGTGGCGGCCGGCGGTGTCTATGAGTTCGTCGGCAAGCTCAGCCTCGCCAACTTCGCGGCTGGCCTGCGGGTGACGCTGGAGGTGCTGAACACCATCAACGGCTATTCGAATGGGTCCATCCGGCCGATCTCGACGCGCAGCGCAACGACGGCACTGCCCATCGGCAACACGGCGATGACGTTCCGAAGCGATCCGTTTACGGTCCCGGCAGGCGCGACCGTTACGGTCTTCACGCCGAAGCTGACCGCAGTCACAACCGGCGTCCCTGGTGGCACCGAGACGGTGACGCTTGAGGACTGGGCAATCAACCGCATCGCATAAATGGCCTCCCAAGTCCAAATCTGCAACCAGGCGCTGACCAAGCTCGGCGCCGAGCGCATCACCGACCTGCTCGACGACACGCGCAACGCACGAGTGATGAACGCGATCTATACGGCCAAGCGAGACGCCGAGCTGGCGGCGCACCCGTGGACCTTTGCGATCAAGCGCGCTGAGGTGCCGGCGTCGAGCACGGCCCCGGCGTTCGGCTGGGCCTACTCGTACCCGATGCCGACCGACTTCTTGCGGCTGGTGGAGATCGGGCAGGACTACGTCTTCTACGACGTGGAGACGCCGGCCTTTCAGGTCGAGAGCGACCCGTCCACTGGCCGGCAGGCCATCCTGACGGACCAGTCGTCGCCGCTGCAGATCCGCTACGTGTACCGGGTGACGAATCCGGGCCTGCACTCGGCGCTGTTCGATGAAACCCTGGCCTGCCGCCTGGCCGCCGAGGGCTGCGAAGAGATCACGCAGAACCTGAGCAAGCGCGAGGCAGCCTGGGTCGAACACCGCCAGGCCATCCGCGCCGCGCGTCGCGTCAACGCCATCGAGCAGCCGCCGCAGCGCAACCCGAACGGAGCCTGGGCGAACGCACTGCTGGAGGGCTGATGGCCAAAGTCTCCCCGATGCAGACCGCGTTCAACGCGGGCGAACTGTCTCCGTACCTGGCCGGCCGGCCCGACGTGGCGAAATACGCCGCCGGCTGCCAGACGATGGAGGGCTGGATTCCGATGGTCGAGGGAACGGCCATCACGCGGCCCGGTACGCGATTCGTCGCCGAGGTGAAGAACAGCGCGCACCGCACGTGGCTGGTGCGCTTCGAGTTCAGCGCCGACGACAGCTACATGCTCGAGTTCGGCGACGGCTACATCCGGTTCTTCTTCGGCCGCGGCCAGGTGGTGACAAGCGGCGTGGCTGCCTGGGTCACGGCGACGGTCTACGCTGTCGGCGATCTCGTCACGAGCGGTGGCGTCACCTACTACTGCCGCACCGCGCACACGGCGGGCGCCACCTTCGCCGGCGACGCTGCCTACTGGTACGCGCAGACCGGCTCGATCTTCGAGATCCCGAGCCCCTACGCCGTCGCCGACCTGACGGACACCTACGGCGCCTTCGCACTGCGCTTCGTGCAGACCGGCGACGTGATCTACTTCGTGCACGGCAGCTACGCGCCCTACAAGCTGTCGCGCTTCGGCACCACGAACTGGACGCTGGCCGCGGTTGACCTGTCGCCGCCGCCTTTTCAGACCGAGAACATCACCGCGACGACGATCTACGCCAGCGCGGTGACCGGCAGCGTGACGCTGACAGCCAGCGCCAGCCTGTTCACCGCCAGCCACGTGGGCCAGTACCTCTACCTGCGCGAGAAGAGCGTGCGAGACGTGGCCAAGTGGGAGGCTGGCGTCGCCATCGCTGCCAACGACCTGCGCCGCTACGACGGCAAGAACTACAAGGCGGTGAACGCGGCCACGACTGGCGGCAGCCCGCCGATTCACAGCAGCGGCGCAGAGTACGACGGCAACACCGGCGTGCAGTGGGCGTTCCAAGACCCGGGTTACGGCTGGGTGAAGATCGACGCTGTCGGTGGCCCGACATCGGCAACAGCGACGGTCGTGTCGCAGCTGCCGGCCGGCGCGGTGCTGGTGGCCAACGCCACGACGCGCTGGGCGTTTCAGGCGTGGAACGCGACGGACGGCTACCCGAACAGCGTGACGTTCTTCCGCGAGCGCCTGGTTTTCGCCCGCGATGCGACGCTATGGTTCTCGGTGGCCGCCGACTTCGAGAACTTCGCCACCGAGATCGACGGCGTGATCGCAGCAGACGCCGGCTTCGAACGCACGCTGGCTAGTGATCGCGCGAACTCCATCCGTTGGCTCTCGCCCGGCGACGTGCTGCTGGTGGGCACCATCGGCGACGAGTGGGCCGTGACCGAGAGCACGACCAGCGACCCGTTCGGCCCGAACAACGTCAAGACGAAGCGGCAGAGCACCTACGGCAGCAACACCGTAGCGCCGCAGCGCGTGGGCAGCGAAACGCTGTTCATGCAGAAGGCCGGACGCAAGGCCCGCGCGATGGCGTTCCGCTTCGAAGACGATGGATTCGCCAGCCCGAACGTCGCGGCCTTCGCGCGCACCATCACCGGCACAGGCATCGTGGACATGGCCTACCAACAGGAGCCGTGGTCCGTGGTCTGGATGGCGCGCGCAGACGGCCTGCTGATCGGCTTGACGCTGGATCGCGAGCAGGACGTGGTGGCCTGGCATCGGCACCCGTTCAGCGGCGGCGCGGTCGAGTGCGTCGAGTGCATCCCGGCGCCCGATGGCGATCAGGACGACCTGTGGCTGATCGTGCGCTACACCATCAACGGAGTGACGAAGCGGTACATCGCCTACATGGCCGACGCCGACGACGAGAACACCGATCAGGCGGACTGGATCTATTCCGACATGTCGCTGACCTACAGCGGCGTTCCTGCCGACGTGATCTCTGGTCTGGACCACTTGGAGGGCAAAGAGGTTTGGGTGCTGGTCGATGGCGCCAGGCACCCGAACCGCACGGTCAGCGCCGGCAGCATCGTCCTGCAGCTGGAAGGCAGCACCGTACAGGTGGGCCTGCCCAGCGAGGCGACGCTGATGCCGATGGACATGGAAGGCGGCAACCCGACCGGCACGGCGCAGGGCAAGACCAAGCGCGCGCACCTGATCACGTTCCGGCTGTACCGCAGCCTCGGCGGCCGGGCGGGCCCGAGCGAAGCCAAGCTCGAGGAAATGCAGTACCGCCGGCCTGCGGTGCCGATGGGCTCTGCGCCGCCTCCGTACACCGGCGACGCCGATGTCGAGTGGGCCGGGAACTACGAGAAGTCGATGCCGATCATCATCAGGAAGGACCGGCCGATGCCGATCACCCTGGTGGCCATCATGCCGCAGGTCAACGTGGAGGCGGGGCGGTGAAGTACCGCCTGGGGGACCAGCCCGAGGCTGGGAATCTGCAGCTCGGCGGCCAGGTGCCGCAGTTCGGCGGCTACAGCACGTTCGTCAACGAGGTCGGCGGCGCATCAACGACGCGCACCGGCGGCAGCACGCAGACGGCTGCGGCCACCTCGGGCGGCGGCATTGCAGGATCGTCCGGCGGCAGCCGCAGCAACCGCGGCGACAGGCCGCGCACCGCCATCCCGTGATCGTCATCCCGTTCGAACCGCACCACGCCTCGCTGATCCGTCCTCAGGATGCGCAGGCTGGAGACACTGGAATCGACACCATGCCGCCGGGTGAGGCTTGGACAGCTGTGCATGACGGCCTTCCTGTTGCGTGCTTCGGCGTGATAGTGATGTGGGAAGGGCGCGGCTACTGCTGGGCTCTGCTGGACCGCGACGCCGGCCCGCTGATGCTGCCCCTGACGCGGGCAATCCGTTCGTTGCTTGCGGCTTCAGCATTGCGCCGCATCGAGATGGCTGTCGACGCCGACTTTGAGGCCGGGCGCCGGTGGGCCGAGTTGCTGGGCTTCAAGCCCGAGTACAAGGCGCGGAGCTACTTCCCAGACGGGCGCGACGCCTGGCTTTACGCGAGGGTCTAGTGGCTTTCATCATCCCTTTTATCCCGGCAATCGTTGGCGCTGGCGTGGCCATTGTTGGCGGCATGCAGAAGAACAAGCAGGCCCAGGGCGCCGCGGCGGCGATGGAGGCCAACGCGCGCAGCACGCGCCAGGGCGCAGCCGCCGAAGAAGAGGCGCAGCGCCGGCAGAACGCGATGGCGATGGGGGAGGTCCGCGCCAGCGCGGCGCAGTCTGGCTTCGACCCGAACACCGGCTCTCTCGCCGCGCTGCAGTTCAAGACGGCCGGCGAGCTTGAGCTTGAGGCGCTGACCACGCGCTACCGCGGCGAACTGCAGGCCATCGGCTTCGACTACGACGCCCGCGCCACGCGCGCCAGCGGCAAGGTCGCGCAGAGCCAGGGCTACCTGAACGCCTTCTCGACGCTGGCCAGTGGCGCCGTCTCGTCCTACCTGAACAGCAGCCAGATCAAGCCCTACGCAGGAGGCATGAGCAGCCTCTACGGCGGCAACGGCCGGAGCGGAGACTGATGCCTCAAATTCGACAGTTTGTGAGCCAGGGTCGCACCGGTGCGCTGCGCCTGAATCCGTCGTCGCAGCCGGCAGGCTTGGACCTGTCTCCGCTGGCGCAGGCCGCCGGGCAGATCGAGGACACGCGCGCCCGGCTGCAAGAGGTGCAGCGGCGCGAGAGCGAGCGGCTGGCGCTGGACGAAGCGCGCATGTCCGTCACGAACTCGCTGTCAGACGGCACGGCTCTGTGGACAGAGAAGATCGCCGCCGCCAAGACCCAGGCGCCGCAGGATGCTGCCGGCTTCACTGTCGGCACGCTGAAAGAGTTCGACACCTGGGCGAACGAGCAGACAAGCAAACAGCAGAGCCCCGAGGCGCGTCGCATGCTGGAGCATGGCATCCAGAAGATGCGTCTTGGCTTGCATGCTGATGCGTTCCAGTTCGAGACACAGCAGCGCACGAAGGCGCTGGCCGACAACTTCGTGCAGGGCCTGGACTCCGACCGTCGCGCGGTGATCGCCGATCCGTCCAAGTTCACGGACCTGCTGGCAAAGCGACTGGCCACGGCCGAAGCGCTCACCGTCGCGCCCGACCTGCGCGCGAAGATGGTCGACGGCGCCCGCACGCAATTGGCGGCCGATGCTGCCGGCGCGCTGGTGGATCAGGACGCGCAGGCGTGGCTGGAGCGCACCGGCGCGCGATCGGCGAAAGGCGCCAAGGGCAAGCAGGGCAGTCGCACCGAAGATGCCGCGGCGCGCGTAGCTGGCGATCCGCTGCTGTCGAGCATGAGCCCGGAAGCACTGCGCGGCAGCATCGACCGGGCTTCGATGATCGTGGCGCAGCAGGAGGCCGCACGAGCCGCCGAAGCAGATCGTCAGGCGCGGCTGGCCGAGATCGCCGCTAACAAGCGCGAGCGCGAGGCCAATCAGGCGTGGTCGATCCTGTCTGGCCGGGCGATGACCGGCGTAGCGACCGACCGCGTGGCCGATGGGCAACTGTTCAAGGCACTGGAGGGGACGCCCTACGCCAAGGAATACGAGCGCCTGGCCGCCGAGATCCCGAAGCGCCAGGCCACCGCCATGCTGCCGCTGGACATGCAGCAACAGCAGATCGACGGCCTGATCGCCCAGCGCAACACCCGCGGCACGAGCGAGAACCTGGAAGCGGAGATCAAGTTCCGCAAGGACGTGCACGCCGCAGCGCAGAAGGCCTACGCCGACAGCGCATTGCGCGCGACGCAGCAATACGGCATCCAGAACATCGCGCAGATCGACACCAGCAGCCTGCCGGCGCTGATCGACACCATCGGGCCGCGCGTGCAGCAGGCCGAGGTGGCGCGCACGATCACGAAGAAGCCTGAATCGCCGCTGCTGCCAGAAGAGGTGCCGGCGCTGCAGAAGCACCTGGCCGCGCTGCCGCCCGATCAGTTCGGGGCGGCCATCGCGAGCATGGCGGGGAAGGTGCCGGCCGGCCAGATGTCGGCACTGGCGAAACAACTAGACGCTAGGGATCGGCCGCTAGCGCTGGCCATGGCTGCCGGCGCCGACATGACGACCGAGGGCCGATCTGTTGCCGAGATCATCCGTCGCGGCGCGCAGTTCGCGAAGGACAAGAGCGTGAAGGAAGACCAGGGCGCAGAGCTCGGCCTTCGTGCCCAGATCGCGAAGGAGGTTGGCGACGCCGTGCCGGCAGCGGCCCGGCAGGACGTGATCGACGCCGCCCGGCTGGTCTACATGGGCAAGCAGGGCGAAGGCAATAGCATCAGCATTTCGGGTGCGGTGCGACTGGCCATCGGCGGCGATCTGGTCGAGCACAACGGGCGCCGACTGCCAGTGCCGGCAGGGACCAATCTCGCCGACAGGCTGCAGGCCTACCCGCGCGCCGACATCGACGCGCAGGCACCGGACGGCTACGTCTACCTGCCCGGCGGCCGGCCGATGGGTGTGCCTGAGTTCTTGGCCGCGCTACCTGGCGCGCAGTTGGAACCTGATGGGCGCGGCCGGTTCCTCGTGCGTTCTGGCGGATCGCTGGTGATGAACCAGCAGCGCCGGCCCATCGTCGTCAACGTCCGATGAGCATCCTCGACCAGTACGAAGGCAGCGCAGCCACATCGGCGCCGCTGTACGTGGCGCCGCCGCGGTCCGAGCCGGCGCGCAAGTTCAGCGCCTGGAGCTTCGGCACTGCTGCGCCTCGCGGTGTGATGGAGGCGGTCGGCCAGGGCCTGGCCAGCATCGCCGAGATCGGCGCCGGCTTCGGCGAGGTGATGGGCGCCTACCCGGAACTGATGGGCGTCGATCCCACGGCGCAGCAGCGCAAGGAAGCAGACGACGCACGAACGAGGCTGCTGCGTGACGGCATGACCATGCAGAGCGACTTCGGCGACAGCCTGCGGTTGCGCGGCGCCGAGATGCGGCCAGACGCGCGCACCGCGCATGCTGCAGAGTCGCTGGTGTACGGGTTCGCCCGCGGCGCCACGAAGATCGTTACCGGCGCAGCAGTCGGTGGTGCTCCTGGCGTCATTGCTGCCGGTGCCGAAGAAGGCTTCAGCCAAGCCGAAGACCTGAAGCAGCAGGGCGTCGGGTTCAAGGCGCGCACGGCGGCCGGGGCGGTGCAGGGCGCCGGGCTGGCGCTGGCGGCACTGCCTGCCGTGGGCACGACACTGAAGTCGACCGCGGCGCTGTACCTGGCCGGCGGCCCGGGCGGGTTCATCGCGCAGCAGGCGCTGACACGCGAGATCCTGCGCAACGCCGGACATGACCAGATCGCCGAGCAGTACGACCCGTTCGATCCGGTCGGGCTGGCCGTGGCGTCGATCATTCCCGCGGTGTTCGCCGGGCTTGGCGTGCGGGCCCAGCGGCGCGCGGCGGCGGCCAAATCTGCCGAGGCAACTCCGTCCGTTGCTGCCGACACCATGCCGCGTGAAGCGGTGGACGCTGCGATGGTGCAGCATCAAGTCGAGCGACGCTCAGCCTCTTCGTTGGCACCAGACACTGCGCGCCCCGCCGAGCAGCATGAAACAGCGCTGGCACGGGCTGAAGACCAGATCGCGCGTGGCGAGCCCGTCCGGATCACCGATGTTGCACCGATGGAGCCCGCTGCCCCGCCGGTGCTTGATTGGACGCCGGCACTTGCTGCCGCGCAGAAGGACGGCCTTCGCGTTGAGTGGATGTCGCCGCAGCGGTACCTAGACCTGTCCCCTGAGATGAACGCCAATCCCGGCAAGATCGCGCGGCTTCAAGACGCGGCGCAGGCGGGCGAGCCGTTGCGCGAGTTGCCGAGCCTTACCGTGGAGGCCAACGCAGACGGAACAGGCGGCGTGATTGCTCAAGAGGGGCGGCATCGCGCCACGGTCTACCGCGACGCCGGAGTGCAGCAAATGCCCGTCGTTCTTGCTCAGGCGGGCGAAAGCGTGACGATGAGCTCGTTTCGCGGGCAAGACCGAGATACCGTCTACACCCTGCGGAAAGATGCTGGCCAACTGGCCGACGCCGTCGAGCAGCTGCGCCGCACCAAGAACCCGGAGCCACCGCGTGCAGCCAAAGCCCCCGAAGCCCCGAACCCAGAAGGATCAGCGGCGCCGCGAGGCCCAGCAGAGCCAGCAGCCGCGCCCGCTGTTCCCGAGCCGCGAGGAACCGGCGACGCTCAAGCCGCTGGGATGACGCCTGCCATCAAGGCCGAAGACGCCGCGGTGATTCAGCGTCTGGCCGATGCGCAGGCGCAGCATCCCGACCTGATGGTGCAGATCGACGGCATGGACAAGCCGATGCGCCTAGCCGACTTCTTGGCGGCGGTGAAGGCAGAAGCCGACGAGATGAAGGCCGACGCGCCGCTGATGGAGATCGCGGCGAGCTGCGCCATCGTCAACGGTTGAACCACTCGGCGGCAACCATGATGAGGCCGACGACTCCACCGATGGCGAACACGGCCAGAACGCCGAGGTACTGCCGAAGGGCCTGCAGAGCGCGGCGCCAATCTCCGGTGCCACCCCAGACCATCAGCGGGACGATGGAGAACATCGCACCCAGCACACCCAGCAGCAGCAACCACTTGTCCCACGTCATGAGGACGCGAGTATGAACCCGAAATGCCGCCTGCAACTGAACCAGGCCCGCACGGCAGCCGGTGGCAAGCCGCTGACCGACGCCCAGGCGCAGAACATCGAAGACCGGCTGCGCGCAACGATGCGCCAGATGGCGCGCACGGATGCGCAGTGGCAGACCTACACGCCCGACCAGCGCATGCTGCTGGCGGCGCAGCAGGCCGCTGGCGACATCGCGGCCGAGGCGGCGCGCAAGGTCGCGAACGCGCAGCGCCAAGTGATGAAGACTGCCGAGCTCGAAAACCGGCTGGTGGCCAGCGGCAAGACAGGCCGCACCGACCAACTGGTGCACGACTTCGAGCGGACACACGCCTACATCGACGGCGTGAAGCGCGACAACACCCGGCAGTTGATGGACCTGATCGAAGCCGCAGACACACGCGAAGGCGCAGGAGTCGGCCGGCAGGCGCTGATGGTGCTTTTCGACGCACAGAACCCGGTGATGACGCGCGATCTGGCGCTAGAGGTGTTCGCGCAGGGGAAGGCCGGCACCGGCAACAAGGCCGCGAAAGCTGGCGCCGAGGCGTGGCTGAAGGTTGCCGAGTCGATGCGCGAGCGGTTCAACGCCGGCGGCGGGGATGTCGGCCGGCTCGACTACGGCTACTTGCCCCAGGCTCACGACCAGATGCGCGTGCTGGCCGCCGGGCAAGACGCCTGGGCGCAAACCACGCTACCGATGCTGGACCGCAGCCGCTACGTGCGCGAGGACGGTGCGCGCATGACTGATGCCGAGGTGCTGGACGTTCTGCGCGGCGCCTGGGAGACGATCAGCAGCGACGGCGCGAACAAGCGCACGCCCGGCCAGACCGGCAGCACCGGCGCGCGTGCGAACCGCGGCAGCGAGTCGCGCCAGATCCATTTCGCGGATGGACAGGCGTACCTCGACTACCTGAAGCGCTTCGGCACCGGCAGCATGTACGACGCCATGATCGGCCACGTCGGCGGGCTGGCGCGCGACATTGGCCTGGTCGAGCGGTACGGCCCGAACCCCGAGGCGCAGATGAAACTGCAGTTCGACCTGGCCGAGCGTGCAGACGGCGCAAACATGCGGGTCTTCGGCAACAAGGCCGACGCCTACTGGCGGCTTCTGAACGGCACGGCCGGCACGCCCGAGTCGGCGCGCGTGGCGCAGGTCGGCCAGCACATCCGCAACGTCGAGACGTTCGGCAAGCTGCAGGGCGCAGTGCTCTCCAGCGTCACCGACCTGGGAACCTACTTCACCACGGTGGGCTACAACAACCTGCCGTACTTCCAGGGGCTGGCCAACATCGGCCGCGCGATGGGTGGCGACACGCGCGAGTTCATGAACGCGCACGGCCTGATCGCCGAGTCGATGATCTCCGACCTGAACCGCTGGGCCGGCGAGAACGTGGCGCAGTCGTGGAGCGGGCGCATCGCGAATGCCACGATGCGGCTGTCGCTGATGAACGCCTGGACGGATACGCTGCGCCGCGGGTTCCAACTGACCCACATGCAGGGCCTGGGAAAGATGCGCAACACGGCCTGGGGCGCGCTGAAGGAATACGACCGTTGGAGGCTGGAGCGTTCCGGGCTGACGGCCGACGACTGGGGCGTGATCCAGGCAGCGCAGCCGGTGGTGCACAACGGCGCCGAGTTCGTGACGCCGGATGGTATCTACGCGACCGGTGACCCGCGCGCCGGTGAAGTGGTGGCGAAGTACCTGGGCATGATCTCCGACGAGTCCGAGGTGGCGGTGCTGAATCCCGACTTGGCCACGCGCGCCATCACGACGGCTGGCGGCAGCCGGGCGGGCACGATCGACGGTGAACTGTGGCGCGCGGTGGCGCAGTTCAAGAGCTTTCCCATCGCGATGATCTCGCGGCACTGGAGGCGCATGCTGGAGACGCCGCAGGGCATGGAAGGCGCCCCGATGGTGGCGAACCGCCTGGCCTACAGCGGCGCCATGCTGGTGAGCCTGACGGCGCTGGGCGCTGTGGCCTTCCAGTCGAAGCAGATCGTCAGCGGCAAAGACCCGGTCGACATGACGACGCCGAAGTTCTGGACCCGGGCTGTCGCGCAGGGCGGCGGCTTCGGCTTCATGGGCGATCTGCTGCTGGGCGACACGACCGAGGACCGCAGCCCGCTCGACAGCTTCGGCCGCCTGGTGCTCGGCCCGTCGTTCGGCAGCGCCGCCGACTTGTACGAGCTGACGAAGGGCAATGTCGATGAAGCGCTGGCCGGCAAGAACACGCACGCCGGCGCCGAGGCGGTGCGCTTCGCTCGCAGTCATGCGCCGCTGGTCAATCTCTGGTACGCCAAGGCTGCGCTCGATCACGCAGGGCTGCAGGCCGTGCAGGAGAACATGAGCCCGGGCTACCTGGCGCGCATCAAGAACAAGGCCTACAAGGACTGGAAGCAGCGGTACTGGTGGACGCCGGGCGAAGGCATGCCCGACCGCGCGCCGAGTTTCGAGGAAATGGCCGGCCCGTAGCGGGCAATCCGTTCGTCCCCTCCACGGGGACCATCGCGCAGTCTCACGATCAGCTGCGCACATGCCTGTCCAAACCGATACCCGCCGCGTTCAGTACAACACGAACGCGACGACCGGCCCTTGGTCGGTGCCGTACTACTTCCTTGCCGACGCCGATTTGAGCGTCACCTATGCCGACTCCACAGGGGCCGAAACGCCGCTGGTGCTCGACACCGACTTCACAGTCACGGGCACTGGGGACGAACTCGGCGGGACTGTCACGACCACGACCGCCTACCCATCAGGTGGGACGATCACGATCCTGCGCGATCTCGATGCACTTCAACCGGCCGAGTTCCAAGACGGCGACCCGTTTCCGGCGCCGACACTGAACCGCGGCTTGGACCGGCTCACGATGCTGGCGCAGCAGGTGCTGGAGGTCGTCGGTCGGTCGCTGCGTTTCTCGGTGTCGGAAAATCTGGACGCGGCGCTGCCCGACGTGGCCACGCGCGGCGGCAAGCTACTCGGCTTCGATTCCGTCACCGGCGCGATCACGATGGTGACGGCAACAGTCGGCTCTGCGCTCGACCTGGCCGTGCAGCTCGCGTCCTCGACCGGCTCGACGCTGGTGGGCTGGCTTCAGACCGGCACCGGCGCGGTGCTGCGCACGGTGCGGGACCGGCTGCGGGACCGGCTCGGCGTCAAGGACTTCGGCGCTACCGGTGACGGCGTGACAGATGACCGCGCCGCGCTGCTTCTGGCCGATGCCGTTGGCCGCCTGGTCTACGTGCCCGCCGGAACCTACCTGATCGGATCGAACACCACGCTCAACGGCGTGTACTACTTCGACGCTGGCGCGGTGTTCAAGATCGCCACCGGCGTGACGCTGCTGTTCACCCGGCCGGCGACCGAGCGATGGGCAGACACGCGGCAGATCTTCCAATGCGTCGGCACTGGCAAGGTTCAATGGCTCGGCTGCTCTCCGACCGTCTACCCGGAGTGGTGGACGACCAACGCGACGCCGGGCACGACGGACATGAAGACCGCGATCCAGGCCGCGGCCGACTGCGTGGTGAACGGCGCCGATGCGTACTGCCCGAGCAAGACGACGGGAGGCGCCGGGCGCGTCAAGATCGTGCTGAAAACGAAGACCTACCGCGTCACCGGTGTGCTCGACTTCAACCAGCGCGACTACCTGCAGATCATCGCGGACGGCAAGGCCATCATTCAGTCGGAGTCCACCGGCTACATCGCCGACTTCAGCAGCACCTACCGCCTGAAGCTGCGCGACATCGACTTCACGAGCTACACCGCCGCGGTGGGCGTTCTGTTCAATCGCTGCACGTCGAACCCCTACTGCCTGTTCGCTGACATCAAGGGGGTCAACATCCTCGTCGCATCGAACCCGGCGGCGAACGGCGGCCAGGGCACCTACGGCCTGATCAACTGCCGCGCCGAGCAGAACGTCTGGGAGAACTGCGACATCCGCGCCGACGTGCCGCGGTACATGACGCAGACCAACGACCCGACCTTCCCGCCTGTGTCCGGGACCGCAGACAACGTGATCGTCTCGCTGGTCGTGGCCACCTTCAAACAGGTCAACCTGTTGCGCCACACCGAGCACAACTTCGGCAGCATTCATGTCGGCGTCGTCGGGTGGAAGGATGAAAACTGCTACTACGCGACGCTCTCAAACGCGAGCGGCTCGACCGACCACTTCTTCAACCTCGACACGTGCAGCGGCTTCGAGATCAGCGGCGTGATCGAAGGCTCGACCGGCTTTATGTTCTTCAACCGGACGAGCTACTTCGGCAAGATCAACATCACTCCGCAGATCGTGGCTGGCTTGGGCGCTGGCGGCATCTTCAGCTTCGACAGCGCGAACAACACCGGGCTGTGGTCGTCGGACATCATCTGCAACATCACATCGGCAGTGGCCGGCGGGAAGGTCATGCGCTGGAGTGGCGCCGGACCGAGCCTGCAGTTCTTCAACAACACGCTGCGCACCGGCAATGCCGGCCTGATTGAAGCGATCTCGTTCTCGGCGACGAACGCCTCCGTCTCGAACGTCGACGTTTACACCGACGAGGCCGCACCTATCACGGTGGCCAGCGCCGCGGCCCTGCCGGTGCCGATTGGTACGAAGGTCTGCAAGGTGTCCGGGACCACGAACATCACGTCGATCCCGGCGCTTGGGTTCGCCGGCCGCACGCTGACGCTGATTTTCCAGAACGCGCTGACGTTCACGGACGGGTCGAACCTGAAGTTGGCGGGCAACCTCGTCACCACCGGCGACGACACCATCACGCTGTCCTGCGACGGAACCGTCTGGTACGAGCAAAGTCGCTCGGTGAACTAATGCGCCCTGCAGTCCTTCGGCCCCAGCGCCTGCAGCAGAACGTCAGCGTACAGCCCATGCACGAAGTCGCCCGGGTGGTTGACGCCGTTCGCGGCGAGGTCGAAGAACGCCTTCCGGTTCATCGAGTCCCCCACGCTGGTGAAGTCCACGACCACAACGCCGGGCAGCTCTGCGGCCAGTTCGCGCATAGCGGTCCTGTAGCCGTCGAACATGTCTGCGCGCATGATCGACCAATCCGGGTTCCCGCGCATGCCGGACAGCAGCACGAATTCAGTGCTCGGCGCCTTGGCTCGGACGGCAGCGATCATGGTTGCGAGCTGAGCCTTGAACACGTCGGCGCTGTCGATCCACGCTGCATCGTTCATCCCGAAGGCGAGCACCACGACATCCTGCGCGGTGTCGTTCAGGCGTTCCTCGACGGCAGCAACAGCGTTCCCGGCGCCCCAGCCGGCAACCGAGCGATTGCGCACCGTGGCACGACTGCCGAGCGTGGCTGCCAGGATCTCGGCGTAGCTGTTGCCCGGCGTGGAAGTGGCGCCGCCGCTGATGGAGTCGCCGAAGACGGTGATGCT